TTATCAAAATAAAGTTCTACTGCATCATTTTCATGAAATACAGCTTGTGTTTCATTATTATCGGCATTTTTAATATCAGTTTGATGTGCTCGTATTTTTAACTCACCTGAGTTATTAGTATTTTGTATGTGACTGTCCGTAGCATCGTGAAAAATTAATAAATCACTACCAGTTCCAAATTTAGCTTTAGCATTATCAGCAAACTCAAGAGCACTATCTGATTTATCAAAAACTATATTTGCGCTTGCTCCTGTAAAAGTAACATCTTCATTAAAATTACTAGCAGCATCTACATCAATACCACCAGCAAGCGTAAATAAATTTATCCATGCGTTGTTTGATGAATTTCTAATTTTAAATATTGAAGCGGATGTATCAGCCCACCATTGATAAGCATATTTTGTTGAAGGCTCTGAAGAATTTGAGTTATTACTTACGATTGCAGCAAGGGCATTGTTTAAGTCTGTACGAAATGCCGCCCCTGATTGGTTGGCTATTACATAATCATGTGTTGCCATTACTTAATCCTTTTTATTTAAGTATATGATAGTTGATAACTTTAATATAAACATATTTAACTTCCTTTACCAAACCCGATTGCTGTATATCTAAAATTTAAATTTTTAAAGTTGTTGCTTGCATCTCTTACTTCTATAACAAATTGTGTTCCTGTTATAGATGTGATTTTAAAATAATCACCTGTAACGGCACCTTCTAATGTAATACCTACAGTTGGCAAGAATGCAGTAGTCGAACCTCCTAAAGAACCAGTGCCTGTGAAAAAGGGTGAACCGAAGACTACTGTTTTGGCTGAAGTTCCAGAGGCTATTGCTGTATTTACTGTTTCTGTTCTTCTTTTTAAACTTGCTTCATATCCAAGTTCTGAAACATTTATATTTTGTGCGGGGTCATCAGATGTTAATTCAACTTTAAATTTAAATCCCCTTGCTGTATATTCACCATTTGCAAAGGTATTAAATTGAGTAAAATTAGCGCCAATATTACAAGAAGTCCCACTTGATATTGTTGCACTTGCACTTGCTGTAACTGTAAAACTGTTTACGTTTGGCACTGTTTGAATTACATAGTTACCATCAGCGGCACTTCCAGCGGTAAAATCAATTACTACTTGATCGCCAGCGGCATATCCATGTGAAGATTTAGTGATGGTAATAGTCGTACCGCTTTGTTCATAAGTGGCGGCTGTTGATGTTGTTGTGGCTAATTGAGTTGTCGCAACAAGTAATTTTGCTCCGACATCTTCAGCAAGAGTACCGTCAAATTCTGTCCAAGTGTCAATATTAGCTGTTCTTGAATCAATAAGATCATTTGGTAAAAGTCCAGAAGTTACAAATCTTCGTTTTAAAGTAAGATTAAAAATACCACCCATATCAACTTCATTTTGAAATTCATATGAACCACTTGAAGCAATAGGGCCGGCAAAGTCTATATTTGATAAGTCATCAATATTTTGTGTAATTGAATCCCATAATGTTGTTCCATCTAATAACAAGCCATCAAAATCAGCATCATAAAAAGTATTGGTTTTATTTCCTTGAAATGGTGGTGAATCTGTATCTTCTCTTTCTGTAAGTATTACTTGATTTGGCTGTGGGTCTGGTTGTGTAACAATAATTCTTGCAGCATTATTTGATCTGCGACCACCATCATCAATAAATTTAATACTGTAAGTCCCAGTTAAAGCGGGAACCAATGTTTCGCTGATATTGCCTGAAAGTTTTGGAATAATTTCTGTTGAATTACTAAATGTTGCAACAGCAGGGTCAATAGAGGGTGTATGCCTGACGGATATTGTACCGCCGTGAGTTACGTCAACATCGGTTGCAGGGTTAAAACGTAGTCGTACAAATAAATCTGAAACAGGCTCTATTGTTAATCCTGTTGGGTCTTCTGGTAGTGCAGTTTTACCAACAGCAATAAAAGTTAAATCGTTAGATGTAGCCGAAAGTTGACCTTGGATGTTATAACTAAAAACTTGTATTTCGTATGTTCCAAGCTGACTATTAAAGATTTGAAAGTCAGGTCTTGAAACTTTTTCAGAAACAAAGTTACCATTTTGAAAACGATAATTAACTTGATATTCAATAACACCAACTATAGGTTGCCAGCTAATAAATATTTTTGATACAGCCTGATTATTTATTGGAACAATTGTTTCAACAGCACTAAGGTTAGATGGTGGCGGCTTTAGTTCATTTAAAACAGATACAGTTCTTGTTGGTAAAGATGAACCATCTTCAATAAAATCATATTTACTTTCAACATATGAAAGGGCTGTAATTGAAAAATTAATACCATCTTGTTCTTCAACAGTTATTACTCTAAATTTTTGTGCTTCAACTATTGTATTTGCTAAAAGCCAAACAGTGTTGACATTTGGTGTTTGAGAAAAGGCAGAACTTACAGTGACAACACCAGCAGAGGTAATACTAGAGACATCTTTTGTTTCAACAGTGCCATCTGGTAAAACAACACTAAATTTTGGGGAATTTGTCGTTGCCAAATCAGAAGCATTAGCATCATCAATAGTCATAACTGTTGTAGATGCAACAGCAGATAATCTTCCACCTCTTCTAACGCCAGCGCGAACAGGGTCAGCTATATCAATAATTGCGCCCGGCCTTACAACAGCACCAGCATCAATTGAAGTTGTAAAGCTAACTAGTTCTGATTCATTTTGTTCTGCAAATAATATCGCCCGACCTAATCTGGCCGCTTGCCCTCTTGATGTACAAGCAAAGGCTTTTACTTGTTTTGTAATAATTCCAAATTTACTTTGTGCGGTTGTATCGTCTACAACTTCAAAATCTACATCTTGGCTGTCCATATTAAAGTATGAAACAGCAATCGAAGTATGTCTTTGTTTTAAACTACTCCCAGAATAATTAAAACCCTCAGAAGTAACATTACTTAGATTAAATAAATAGCTTGCTGATTTTGGCGAATCTTGGGTAATTGTAATAGAACCAGCAGTAAAAATTGGCATACATCTCATTACACCCGCTAATTCATTTATAAGGTCAAATGCCTCAGAAGAATTTTGGATATTTACGTTGCAACTAAATCGTGCCTCCTGTCCACCAAATCCATCATCAACAAGAGTATTTGCATATTTACTTGCGGTAACAAAAGAAAATAAATCAAGGTTGCTATCTGTTATATGATCGCCAAAGCCATATCTTGTGTTTGTAAGCAAATCAAGTAACACCATTGCAGGGCAGTTTGTCCAAATTGCGGCACCCATAACTCCATTAAAAATATATCCATCGGGGTATATGATTCGTCCTGTTTGTTTATCGACAGTTGGTGTGCCTGAACTTGATGCGCCAGCACCCGGTATTCTTACTTTGATACCACGAATACGGAATTTCCGGCTAGGAATAGAACTAAATGACTGTGAATCAAGTCTAATTGCGTTGTAAGCGGAGTTTGCATAAGTGCTTGCATCATCAATTATTTCTGAAAAACTTGTCCATTGAAATGAATTTACTGTGCTACTGCTAGTACTGTCTGCTGTAATTCTTGTGACCCTAATATCAACAGGAAAAGCACCAGTTAATTGTATTGAAAAATCTTTCTGGTATGCGTCAGCAGTTCTTCCAGTGACAGTATCAGTATGAACATCAGTAAAGCCACCAGAATTATATTGGACAGAAATTTTAAATTCTACTGTATCTCCTAATAAGTCTCCTTTGTCTGTCGCTACTTGTATCTGTGGAAATGTAATTGTAACTTTTACACGATCAACATTTGTATTGGTAATTTGTCTTGTTACTGGCGAATCTACTGTAACTGTTACTCCAACAGGTGTAGATGAAGAAGAACTTTCAACACCACTAATTTTTGTTTGGTCAGCAGTTCCAAAACGTGATTGTAAAGTTACATTCTGAAAGTTGAAATCTGAATCAGCCGGCCCAAATGAACTTGCAGCTTTTCTTAAAACAGGTGTGTCATTAAGAAAAACATCTTTTAAGGATGAATTTACATAATTAGTTGAAGTTCGATCTGTTATTAGTTCTTTTGAAGGCGTTGCAAAACCTTCAATCTCGCCTTCTGATATAAGGTCAAGAAAGGTCGCAAACTGTTTACTGTGTAAAGTATCAGGTGTTTTTGTGGGTTGTGGTGGTGGGGAAGGTTTTGAACCTCCACCAAATGAACCACGAATAATCTTTTTATTTTCAGTCATACTTGCACCTGTTCAGTATCTATTGAAGAACTTATTACAACTGAACCTGTAAAAATTTCGCCATATACTAAAGGAACTGGCGAACCAGCCCTACTCGTCTGTTGGGTTCCTGCAAAATTAAAAGACAACCTTGGGTCTTGCTCAGAACTAAATTGAGGCATTTTAGGAGTAGGAAATAACATATCACTTACACCACCAAGCAATAATCCAGCACCAATTCCAAAAGCCGCTTTCGCACCTAAACCAGCGGCGGCAAATCCACCACTAAATGTTAAAGGTGCAGTAAATAAACCACCAACACCAAAACTTAAAGCAATCAAAGCACCACCGAATATAGCCTTACCCAAGCCACCCGAACCAGATATAACAGGAACAAATTTTATATCAGATTTTCCTATTGGAAAATGCAATTCTTCAATATCTACTTCTTCTTCTTTATCTAATAACACTTGATAATATTTATTTGCCATATGGCCTTCAAGTTCTGGAAAATTATTTATAAGAAAACTTACAGCTTGCGCTGTTGTATTTACAACAGCTTCTAATTCTTTGTGACCTGTTATTTTTACAAGTTCGCCATACAGTTTAATTTTACGCATCATAACGATACCGACCCCCTGTACATTTTAACAACCAAGGATTGTATGGTTCTCTACAAGATAGTCTATCGCCTAAATGATGTAAAACATCACCATCTATAAAAATTCCAACATGATTTAAACCTTCACCTAAAATACTCATCGCCAAAACATCACCATTTTGTAGCTTTTCATTTGGTGTTAATAAACGAAAACCCGCTGTAATTAAATAATTATTAAAATCACCATCTTCTTTTGATTGTGGATTTTCGTGAAATATTTCAGGTGTTAATGGCCTTGTAGCTTTTTTAAAAGAAATACCTTTTTCTTGCAAATACCAATCCTCTACCAAACTTAAGCAATCAGTGACACCCCAAACCCAAGTTCTACCAAGTAAAGGAGGTTTATATCCACAAGGTTCATAATATCCCCATTTTTCTGTTTTTGGATTGACAATATGCCACGGAAGATTACTTTGTTCACAACT